TCTAGCTCTTTCGCTTGGCCTTCGTCTGTTTTGTCTGTAATTTTGTCTAGCTCTGCGCGGGCATCGGTGGCTAGTTTCGCCATTTTTTCCCGCATTTCAATAATCTTATCCATAATCAAACTCTCTTGATAATCGCCTTGCCCAAGGGCTGTGTATTTGGGCGCTAAGTGCGGGAACCGCGCTTAACCTCGGCTTAACGCCAATTTCATTCGCATACGCGCCTTTAAAGGCTCGTTGCCGTGTCTTTTCTCGTCTCTAGCAGCCTCTAAGCTGCGTAAGCCGATATCCGTGTCGTTATATGCCGGAAATGTAACGATAGACACATCAAATAACGACGCGCTTTTGATCGTTCTAACTGGAATATCACCGCTTTCGTCCCACTCCTGCGTTTCAGGAATGAACGCAAAGCTCATTTTATCCAAGTCGCCCCGCTTCATTTTTGGCAGAATAGATTTCACTTCAGGGTCATCGGGGTCTAGTTCTGTCTCCATGAATAGACCGTGATCGTCTTCGCGCAATGTTAGCGTGCCTGATTTGGTTCGCGCCATCGGCAACCCTTCGTGATTGATCAGAAATACAACATCATCACGGCCAATCGCATCAGCGAACGCGCCACGTTCTATCTTTTCACGATAATGGCCGCCAATATCTGTCTCGCTATCAAATACCGCCGCGTAGCCTGAGACTTTCACCAGTCCGTTATCATCTTCGCGGATCTCAGCAGGTTTGCCGCTTCTAAATTCTTTAGTCATTTTCTTTGCCCTCTTGCGGCTCATCTTTCGGCTCTGGCTGGCTCATTGGCTGCTTTCCGAGCGGCACTGTCGCACCTTGTATCAGCAATTCGTCGCCTTGATCGTCGTTTGGCCTGTTCTCTTGCGCTCTCGCCTCGTTTGGCGTTAGTACAGCGTTCTGTATTGCCGTGGCATAACCGCTCATTCTCGTTGCAAAATCACCGCGCAAGAGGCCATCAATGTTATATTCAACGTAATACTCTTTTTCACCGCGCCCGAACAGCTTCAGGTTTAACTCTTGCTCAAATTGTGTAACCCATCTGCGAATAGTATGTTTGACTAAATGCAAATCTTGCTGCTCAGTGTTACTAAATGTGCCATGAGTTAAATCCTGCAAAAACACCGGCGGTAATGAGTATATTCTAGCCACTTCTTCAATCAAGAACCGTTTAAGCTCTACTAATTGGCTCTTTTCAGGATCCGCGCCTATCGTCTTGAGTTCGTGACTCATCGGCAGCGTTAGCGCTAGTCGGTTTTCTTTCGACTGCACTTTGATAGCCTTCTCTAAGTCTTCGCTGGCGCGTTTTAACCCTTTGCCTGTCTCGAATTTGCCGTGGAGTACGAATGGCGGGACACCTCCGTTATTGAAGAACTTCGCGCCGTAATTCGTGGCAGCTATGGACAGACCTATCGTGTCTTTGTTTTTTAGAATCGGGCTGATAGATGCCAAACCATCAGAAGCAAGCGCAAAAGGAACATCTATAATTTCGTGTGATTCATACGTTATTTCGTCATTTTTGCCGTAATTGTAGATATAGCGCTTTTTCAGTCCGCTTCTGACGATCTTTACAAGCGACGGATCAAGAGGGAAAAGGTTTACAACTCGTTTATCTCGATCGCGCTCGATATAAGTTAACGAACGACCACCAGTTAAGCATCGAGTCATGCTGTATTTGCGCCAGTCAAAAGACGTGGTTTCGTCGTTTACTGCGTCATGCAACACCAACTGTAAGCCGCTTTTCTGCTTCTCGCGCCCATGGTCGGTGCGCTTAAACACGTTAAGAGGCAGGCCGGCGATGGTGCTTGAAAGAAATTCAACGGCGGCAAATACGGCGGGGACGGTTAAAGCATTCTCAAGATTTACATTCACACCAGCGCTAGAAATCTCATCTAAGCCGAAAAACTCTATGATTGATTTATCGCTGATAGGTGTATCAGGATTTTCAACGCTGCTGCGCTGTTCTTTTCGGAACCAAGCCATACAAAAATGTTACCGTTAGTATCAGTTGATACTAATAGTAACATATAGCAAGCGCTGTGCAAATCCGAGCTATAAAATGCTAAAATCTTCATCTTCCCACGGGGAAGCAGGCAGAGCTTCGCTTTCCTTCTCCATCACGCCAACGGCCATCGCCATCGCCACCATGCCATCAATGCGGCCTGTCGCCTTATGCTTGTCTAGCTTTCTATTGCCTGCCGGATCTTTAGAAACAACAGCGTTAGCGGCGCACATGGTCAAAACTGGGTGCATTTCGTGCGCAATCTTGCCGTTTAATAGCTCCGACTCTAAGTTGTCTAACGCTGGCGACATATCCTTAAATCCCTGCCCAAACTCATTTAGCGGGAACTCTATACCGTATCTTTCACACTCGTTCTTAAATACGTCAATGCGCCACCTATCGAACGCTATATTTTCAACGTGCCTATCGCCTATGATCTCGGTCATCTCAGTAACGACAAACCCATAATCTACCGTCGCGCCCTGCGTAGTGATCATTAAGCCCTGTTTTACCCAAACGTCATAGGGCTGTCTATCCATCCTCGACCGATCATGCAGCCCTTTTTCCGGTGTCCAAAAATACGGCTCAACAACAAGCAAACCATTCTGATCACGCCCCACAAGCACAAAGCTGGTTAAATCCGTTCTGGCCGATAAATCTAAACCCCCGTACCAAACAGCCACGGTTGCCGCATCGCCAGCTTTTCCGTTCTCCTCCCACACCGAGCGACTCACAAACGGGCTAACAGTTGACACGCGCTGATTCAAGTTTAAATTACGATATGTGTTCTCAAAGCTCGGCATCCTAGCCGCTTTTTCAGCCTGTTTGCGCATATCTTTGATTGACCTAAACTGACCAAGCGCCGGATTAGCCTTGAGCCATTGAGCCTCGTCTAAGATATCGCCATCCTTATCCGCTGCATAAACATGACAAACGGTCTTTCGCGGCTTTTCTTTCTGCGCGTCATCGATCTGGATACTAAAGAAGTCGGCATCAGTAGCCGCTTGAGTGCTGATATAAATCAATAGCGGGTTTTCATACGCACCCTGCGCGGTGGTTATTGCATCAATAAAATCAGACTGAGGTCCGCGAACCTGTCCAACCTCATCCAATATCGCTAATATCGGGCTTTTACCGTGCGCCGTTTTACCGTCTGCACTGATAGCTTGGTACTCTACGCCCATTGGCAAGCCGATTAGCTTTTTGCTACTTGGAACGATTTTTATCAAGTCCGTAAGCTTTGTAGATAGCAGTACACACTTGCTCGCCAGGTTATAAACCTCTGCCGCCTGCTCTCTTGACATCGCGCCTGACACTATTCGGCTGTTTTGTACTGCTTCGGGGCCGACAATATGCGCCAGTAGCAAAAACGCTATCGTGCCGGTCTTGGCGTTTTTCCTTGCTATCGACAAAATAGCCGTATCTGTTACGTGCGGATTGTCGTAAACGTCAAGAATGAATTTTGTTTGAAACTCAGCAAGCTTGACGGGCTTACCAACCAAGGATCCTTCCGGAATAACACAATAAGCTTCAATGAACGCTATAACCCGCTCGCCTCTCGTCATTAGTGAGTGCTCGGCCTAGCAATTAAATCATCGGCAGACTCTATTGATTGCTTCGCGCCTTGCTGAGCTTTGTTAGCTTTTACTTGCTCTCTGGATTTTCCCTGCGTTGCCTCGGCGTGGACTTGCAACATCCGTGAAAGCGCAACCATGCGCCGAGTAAGCGTCTCTAGAAGATTATGCTTTGGATTTACAATTGGCGTACCTTTCTGGTTTATAATCACGTCGCCCTCTTCGCGTACTTCGATATTCAATCGCTCGATGTTCGCTTTTGTTCGCGCCAGTTCCGCTGCCGCTTCAAGATCTGAGTCAGTCCATCTGTCAACCGCTCGCGCCCCAGTTATTGAGCGCCAGAAAGACATCGCATCCTCTGGCACGTTTACCCATCCAGGAACGTCAACCCCATTTAACGCGCCATCCATCGTCTGAAGCGCTCCCTTGATTGTGTCCGTTCTGTGCTTTTTTGTCATATTCGGCCATTCCTTATAAAATCGCGCGCGCGCGCACAAGAAAAAAGTGAGTTAGCAAAAAATCAAGACTCC